CGGTATCACCTGGATGAACTACCGCGGTGGTCAGAACGTCGGCATCGAGACCGACAAGTGCCATCTGGTGCCCATGGGCGTGCCCGGCCTCTTCCGCACGGTCTATGCCCCGGCTGATTACATCGAGACGGTGAACACGCCGGGCCAGCGGCTCTATGGCAAGCAGTGGGAAATGCAGAACGGCAAGGGCGTGAACCTCGAGTTCCAGATGAACGCCCTGCAATACTGCACCCGCCCGCGCGTGCTGATCCCGGGCAAGCGGACGTGAGCCGAAAGGACCGGGCCCGTGGCTTCCATGTTTGACGATCTAGACGCCGCCCTCTCGGGCGCGATCAAGGGCACCTTCGCGGAGGTCGCGGTCCACCGGCCGCGCGTTTCGGCCCAATACGCTGAGCGCGCGGCCGATCCTGACCAGCCGCAACACCTCATCTACGGGGTGTTTTCCGCTGGCCCTGCAGATGACGGGCTGAAGGGGATCGCCCGGGGATCGGACTTCTCGGGGACGACGCGTGTGGCATCGGCCAGCGCCGAGTTCTGGATCGCCAAGGCCGAGGTCACTGCGCTGACCGCGCTTCCGGCCAAGGGCGACACGCTCACACTCACCAGCCGGGCTGCCAGCCCGACCTATGCGGTCTCCTCAGTTCAGCACACGGACATGGGCGACCTGAACCTTATTCTCATTTGGGAGGACCTGCCGTCATGAGCCTGACCCGCCTTGCCATGCGCCTCGCGGCCGCCCGTGCGCTGCTCGACCGGACGCTGGCCGGGCCGCGGGTCTTTGACAGCGCGGTCGACCCGATTGACCAGACCATTGCTGAACAGCGCCAGCCGCTGATCGTGCTCACCACCGATGAGCACGAGCTTGAGGTGACGGGGCGCGATCTCGGCAGCGGCAACCATCGCTGCGAGCTGGTAATCGAGATCGCCATCGCGTCGCGGGTGGAGGTGCCCGCGTCTGATGGGGACGGCGGTCAAATCACCATTGCCATTCCGCACACCGATGAAGGGATGGAGCTGACTCTCGACATCATGGAGCATCAGGTGGTCCGCGCCCTGAACCGCGACGACAACGCGTGGTCGCGTGTCTGGATGATGCTGGTCCCCCGGATCACGCGCAGCCTCTCCCGGCGCGGCGCATCGGCCGAAAACGGCGTGCGCTTTGCTGCGCGGCAGCTGGTCTTGAGCTGCGATCTGGTGGACACTCCGGTGGCCGGTGGCACGATTGCGCCAAACAGCGCCTGGGGGGATGCGCTGGCTCTTATGGAGGCCGATCCCATACTGGCAAATATCGCAAGCCTACTGCGCGCGGAGATGGATGGCACACCACTTGCCGATTGGCGCTTGGCTGCGGAAACCCTTGGTGTCCCGCTGGAAGTGGCAAACCAGATCGGCATCGGGCCGGTCGAGGACCTCGATGCGGATCCGCAACCGCTCGTGGACATCACGTTTCTGGATTTCGACCAGACAGTCGTCTTTGAGCCGCAAGGGTCATAGGCATGGCGATCCGCGAAATCGTCGAGCTTGTCGCGCGGGTCACCGATCTGGAACGCCGTCTGGCCGGTATGATGCGCCACGGCACCGTTGCCGAGGTCGATCCTGCCCGGCAACGGGTCCGGCTGGATTTTGGCCCGGCACATGGCCGGGACGGGCAGTTCCTTTCCCCGTGGGTGCCCTACGCGCAGTTTTCTGGAGCCTTAAAGGTTCACACGCCGCCGACCGTCGGCCAGCAGCTGACGGCCATGTCGCCCACCGGCGACTTCCAGCAGGCCGTGGCGGTGCCGCTCACCCACCACGCCAGCAACCCGAGCCCGTCGGAAGCGGCAGATCAGAACGTCATGACCTACGGGAACGTGATCATGACGCTGGCAGACGATCTCGTTCGCAGCGAAGTCGGCGGGCTGACCTTTGAGCTCACCAGCGCACAGGCGCAGATCACGGTTGGCGACGTGACCTTCAGGGTCTCTCGCGCTGGCGTGGAGATCACCGGCGGCACGGTTACGCACAACGGGAAGAACATCGGCGCCACACACATACACGGCGGGGTGAGTTCGGGCCCATCTACAACAGGCGTTCCCGCCAACTGAACAGAAGGGAAAGATTAATGCCGCGTTACGCTATCACCGAGAAGGCCGGGCGCTTCGTCGCCGGGCAGAACAACACCGGGGTCGGGACAGTCCTGACCTTGACTGCCAAGCAGGCGGAGCATGAGCTGCGCCTCGGCACGCTGCGTCGGCTCGATGTGCCGCAGGTGACGGCCGAACCAGAGACAGATGAAGCGCTGGCAGAAACGCTTGCGGCCAAGGAAAGCAAGTCCAAGAAACCATCGCGCATCGAACCTGATCTTGGTGCGGATCATGCCACTGCTGATGATGCGGGCTAACCGGTGGCCACGCGCAGCATAAACCCGTCCGTCGGTCTCAACGCCGCCACCGGCGGTGTGATTCAGGGCTGGCCACACGTGGCCCAGAGCCTGCAGGACATCTTCACCACGCGGTTTGGAACGCGCATCATGCGCGAATGGTATGGATCGTTCGTGCCCAACCTGCTGGGGCGCACCATCACCCCCAATGAGGTCACACCGTGGTTTGCGGCGGTGACCTCTGCGATCGAGCAGTTTGAGCCGCGCTACCGTGTGACCCGTATTCAGATTGTCGAAGTGACACGCGACGGTCGGCTGCATTTCTTCCTCGAGGGCGAGTACCGGCCACGCGCCACTTATGGCGACTTCACGGTTGAAGGCGCGCGCCGCATCAATGCCTATGCCAACCCGGACGGGGTGCTGATCGAGGAGCGCGAGGCCCAACCATGAGCCGTTTCACCGCCATCAACCTCTCCGGTCTGACGCCGCCGGACGTGATCGAGACGCTGGACTACGAGGCGATCGTCACCGAGATGCGCGATGATCTGGTCGCGCGGTTTCCGGCGATCACCGGCGTCATTGATCTCGAAAGCGAGCCCGCGCGCAAGCTGATTGAGGCCTTCGCCTATCGCGAGATGCTGCTGCGTGCGCGGATCAATGATGCGGCGCGCTCGGTTTTGTTGGCCTCGTCTTACGGCAGCAACCTCGATCATCTGGCCGCACTTTTTGCCACGCAGCGGATGCAGGTTGAGGATGCTACCGGCGTGCTGGTCGCGGAAGACGATGATCGTCTGCGCCGTCGCGTGCAGCTGGCCCCGGAGGCGTTCTCCGTGGCCGGACCTGAAGGGGCGTATGTCTATCACGCGCTCACCGCCGCGCCTTGGGCGCGCGATGCCACGGCGATCATGACAACGCCCGGCCGGGTGCGTGTCACGATCCTGCGGGAGGGACCTGATCCGGTTCCCAGCCTTGCGGAACGCGAAACCGTCCGCCTGTTGTTGATTGACAATGACGTGCGGCCGCTGACGGACATGGTTGAGGTCTTGCGGCCTCGGGTCCAGCGCACGGATATCACGGCCAAACTGACCCTCTATCCCGGGCCAGACGGCAATGTCGTGCGCGACCGCGCCCTGTCAGCCTTATCTGACTGGGTGGAAACCAATCGGATGCTTGGCATGAACCTGCGCCGCTCGGCAATCTTCTCGAAGTTGCATGTCGAAGGCGTGCATTCGGTGGATCTGGCTACGCCTGCTGCGGACATCGTGCTCGGCCCTACAGAGGTCTATGCGGTGGAGGCAATTGCCGTGACGGTCGCATCGCTTCGCGATGAATAGGGCAAATCAGGGGTATGGGCCCCCGTTTAGATGACGCGCCGTACAGAATTCGTCGCAGTGGTGCGTTAACAGTCGTCTAATTCGGGCACATTTCCGATCCGGACAAGAAACATCGGCGCACTTATCTCGCCCGAACTTGGATCCTCAACAATCATATAGGCATCCGCACCCGCGCAATCAGGCGATTGGCTGGCACGTTCTGCCCGGCTTTTGGCCTCTTCTGGCGTCGAATATTGAAACTGCTTGTCGATTTTCACACTGGCTGGTGCGCCCTTTGCTCCCTTGGTCTCGACATAGGTTTGGCAAATGTAGTGGGTTTTTGAAGTGTCACCGGTGTCGTCGGACATAAGGGCAATCCTTGAAGAAGTTTTCGAGAAACAGGCGGTCGTCAGAGCCAATCTGCGGCTCTTAATGTGCGATCGCTCAGAAACCCGACCGTCGAACTCAACGTCCCCTATCCCACATGAACCGACGAGTCCCTCGCGAATTTCTTAAACGAGGCTGCCCATGACCCGCGAGACCCTGCTCCCCGACAACCGGACGGCCTTCGAAGAGGCGGTCGATCTCACCGGCGCGCGCATTGCCGATTTGCCCATCGGGTTGCGTCCGCTGGTGCAACCGCAGCAGATCCCGAGCAGCCATCTGCCCTGGCTCGCCTGGGGCCTCTCGGTTGATCTGTGGGACAAGGACTGGCCCGAGGAAACCAAGCGGGCGCGCATGGCGCGCGCGTTACCGTTTCACGCAATCAAGGGCACCCAGACCGCCATTGCCGAAGCGCTGGCCGTCATGGGGGCCGAGGCGCGGCGGTTCATCGTGCCGCCCGCCAAAACCTATCTGTCGAAGGCGCTGACGGAGACGGAACGCAGCGCTTATCTCGACCGCTTCGCACAACTCCGGGTCTATCCCTTCATTGCCCGGGGTGTTTCCGGTCGGAACACCCGGTTTCTGTCGGCACCAGAGGGCCCGGGCACCGCCTTTGCCGGGCCCAACAATCCAGTCTCGGTGCAGGGCACCCGCTATGTGCGCACCGCAAAGCTGCATGATCGCGGCCGCGAAACGACCCTGACGCTCCGCACGGTGACGCCAGAACGCGTTGGGGAGTTCAACGCGATTGCCTATGACGAGGTGGTTCTGGCCCCCAAACCCACGGCTGCGATCCATCTGAACGCCGCCCCCAAAGCCCACGCCTTCCTGATTGATGATATCGGTGTGCGCCAGCGCATTGTCCGCATCCCGCGGGCCACGACCTACAGCTACCGGCTGGGCCGGGAGCAATACACAACCGTGCTGCCAAAAGGTGAGCTGATCGATGTGCGCCCCCAGCAGGTTGCTGAGACACATCCACGCCAGTTTGGAGCGATTTTCCCCGGCGTGCCGCGCCAGCATGTGGCAGGCACGTTCCTGCCCGAGACGATATCCTGGCAGTATCTCTATGATCGCTGGCACATCCACGACCCGGCCCGCGTGCTCGAAGAGCGCAAGCGGTCCACTCATCTGGGCTACACCCGACTTGGGATGCCGCCCTACCACGCCGAGGTGCTGACCCGCATCACCGGGCGGCGGTATCCGCGCACGGCGGGCCGTTTCGTCAATGGCTATATCGTGGCTGCCAGCACCAAGCCCGTCGCGGATGCGCGCGAGGCGGTGATGGTCGCCAAATCACTGCGGGACAAGGTCCTGATCAACACCAAGACCTGGCGCGTCCCGCGACCGGGCGACCGCCGTGCAGTGGGCGATATCACGCTCGGCGCTTTGACAGAGGTTTGAGACATGGAACGCACCGTCATCTACCGCGATCGGCAGGAGCTGCAATCCGCCGATCTCAACAACATGCAGGATTTTGCCCGCACCTCGATGGATCACATCGTTCGAGACGCGGTTGAAAGCGGCAAAGCCTATTCCGGCTTCTCGGCCACCAAGACGGCCGCCACCGAAATCACGCTGTCGGCGGGCAGGCTTTATGCGGGTGGGGCGGTCTATGCACGCGGCGAGGACATCATCGTTGATCTCTTCAACGTGCTGCCACTTGTGACCCGCAAGCGCGTGGCGATTGTCAGCTTTGGCCAGGAGGTCGAGACGGATATCCAGCCCCGCGACTTCCTGATCGATGCCCAGACCGGTACCACCGAGCCGCAATCGGTGGCGATGGAGTCTTTGCGCCGCGCAGAAATCTCCACCGTGGCGGGCACCGAAGGGCCAGACCCGAGCTATCCCGCCACGGATGCCAATGTGACGGTCATTGCCTACGTGCTGCTCGACACCACCGGCGTTGTGGCGATCGAGCAGTGGCAGGCGACACAGCTGCCAAACCTGCGCAATGTTGCAAACCGCACGATTGCGCTGGAGCGCTGGCGCGGCCAGATCAGCGGTCAGGTGGACACGCTGCGCACGGATCTGTCGGCGCTGGCGGACCGGCTGGCGGGCTATGCCACCAAGGCCGAGATTGTGGAATTGACGGAGCAGCTCGATGAACTGCGCACCGAGGTCTATGCACCGGGCGCTTATATCTACTACGGCACCAACCATTTCCTGACCGCTGATGGCTCAAATGTCGATCACCCCGATTTTGACGCGGTGGTCGAGGAAGGCATCCGGTTTCCACGGGCGGGCTCCGAGACCTCGGAACTGGCGCTGCTGAACCCCAACAACGTCTATATCGCCAATACCAGTGGCTTCGTGCTGCCCAAATATGCCCATGGCATCCGGCTTGATCTGACGGGCTATGCCTCGGAGACGCGACTGGCGCAGTACACCTTCGAGACCACCGACATCCGCCAGCTCACACGCGCCCGCACGCGGCGGCGCTATGGCAACTCCATGGTGGTCTGCACCAACAGCCGCTGGTGGCGCCAAGGCACCTATGATCTGGCGGGTAATATCTTCCGCCGGGATGGAGAGACCTGGGAGGTCACCAACGGCCTGCCGGACCGCATGCCCAATGGCGCACGCGTGCCCAACGGCAATGTGCACTGGATCCGGGTGCGGCGATTTTGGATCGACACCTATGAGGAGCAATACTGGGACCGGGTCACGACCACAGCCACGATCAACGGCCAGCAGGTAGCGCAGACCTTCCTGAACTCGCAGGATGGCTGGCTGAGCCAGGTTGGGCTGTACTTCTCACGCAAGGCCGCTGCGGGGGATGTCACACTGCTGGTGACCGAGACCGCCTTTGGCATGCCGGACCTGTCCCGCGTGATCTCGCGCACGACGCTTCCGGTGGCAGATATTCAGGTGGGGGCGATCTCGACGGAGGTGGGCCTGCCGTCGCTGGTGGAGAGCAAACTGCCGATCACGCCGACGTTCCTGACGGCGGGACGGCGCTACGCGATCGTGCTGGTCACCACCGGTGATCATTATGTCGCCATGACCAATACCGACAACGGGGTGGTGCAGGGCACGTTCTTTGTCTCGACAGATGGCGCGTTCTTTGCAGGCAACCTTGTCGATGATATGAAAATGCGGCTCTACTTTGCGCGGTTCGAGCGCACACGGCTCTCGGTTGAGCTGACCGCGCTGCAGCTGGCGGGCGGCATTCTCGATATCGATGTGCTGCACGAAGGCGTGACGCCACCTGCCTGTCGCACGGATATCGAGGTGCAGGTGAACGGGGCTTGGGTGGCGCTGGATGGTGATACCAGCGGTCCGGACCTCTCGGGTCTGCCGGGCATCCTGCCGCTGCGGATGACCCTGACCGGCACCACGGACCTGATGCCGGGCTTCGGGCTTGCTGGCTCACAGACGGTCGCCACCCGGCCAAAGACGGCGTTCACTTGGGTGTCGGAGGCCCGCACGCTCGGCTCGCCCACAACCAGCGTCAAGGTGGTGACCGACCTGCAACATTTTGAAGAGGTGAACCACGATTGTACCGTGACGCTCATGACTGGAGCCGCGCTGGACGGGGTGGAGGCGGCCGATGTGGTTGAGGATGTGGTGCTGGCCGATGGCACAGTGCGGCGGACCTCGGTCTTCAATGTAGCCTCGGTCAGCACCTACGCCGTCAAGATCATCGGCTCGACGGTGAGCGCGGCGGTGCCGTTTCTCGTCAGTGAGCTGATCGAATACGCCCAGACCTGATCCGATTGAGGAGACAGCCAAATGGCATCCAAACCAACCCACTACCGGGTGACGGTGAACCGTCCCCTTGAATTCGCCTGGGCCCGGTTTCGGCCCGGTGCGCGCTATACGGTGACGGCCGCCATCTTCGACAGCCTGACCACCGAGCATCTTGAGGCGATCGCCACATCCGAGCCGCTGAAGAAAGGGTGACGCCATGCTGAGGTTTGAAGATCTGCGAGTGCGGGACAATCAGGACCTTGATCGGGATTTCTTCAATCGCCGTTATCGCCTGATTGCTGAAAGCCTCGGTGATCTCGACGCCCAGCTGGCGCGCATTCGCGGTGCCACCGACAATCTGGTGACCCTTGGGCTTGCCCGGGTCAACGAGGTTCTTGGACCGGCTCTGGCGGCGGCTCAAGCTGCAGCGGAAAACGGCTTTCTGGTGGCGACATCCTCGACGCCGCTTACTGTGTCAGTGGGCCTGCAGACCACGTTCGAGATTGACGACACGCCTGCGCGGGCGCTCTTTGCGCCCACGCCCTATGTCGTGCTGACGCGTGATGGGGGCGGCAGCCTGAACGACTGGGCGGTGTTTCGGGTCGATAGCTACGCCCGCGCCAATGGCGGGCTGGCGGGCGAAGTGGTGGCCGTCAACGGCGATATCGGTGCGGCGGTGCATGGTGATTGGGTGATTTCTGCCAGCGCGGGCCTTGCAGCTTCGGTGATCGAGACGGCCGCCGCAGTTTCAAGTGCGCTGGCCCTGGCCCAGCAGGCGGCACAGGATGCGGCTGCCGCTGCCGATGTTGCTGAAAGCGTTCTGGCCAATGGGCCGGTGTCGTCCGTAAACGGTCAGGCGGGGGAAGTGGCGCTTGGGATCGGGGATATTCCGAACCTTACGGCGCAGCTCGCAAGCAAAGCGGCCAGCAGCCATGGTCATACGATAGCGCAGGTCTCAAACCTGCAATCAACGCTGACGGCGCTGCAAGGCCGGATTGATCTGGTCGATGGGGGGACGTATTGACGGAGGAGGTGCAAATGCGATCCGCCCTGACACAGATCAGCACCAAGCTGGGCATCACCGATGTGCGCAATGTGCAGGTGGGTGAGGTTGTCGAAGATGGTGCGGGCGGTTTTGTCCGTGCAATTCGGGTCTTCGGAGAACCAACGGCATCCGCGGGCCCGGCGCTGATCCTTGAGGTCCAGATCCAGTCCGACACAAAAACTGACCTCGATATCACGACACCGACGCTGACTTTCTGAACGTCGGCCAACCGCCGATCCCAAGCATCCCGGATCACCGTAGGGCCCCATGGCCGCGCGGGGTTCGGCTATTCAAGGAGACCCTCTCATGTCCGACCCGACCTTCGGGATTTCCATCACGCGGATTGATACCGAGCCGCGCCCGCCCGTCTGGAGCGATATGTCCGTTGTGGGCCTGATCGGCACGGCGCCCAACGCCGATGCATCGGTGTTCCCGGCGGACTCGCCGGTCTTTCTCTATTCTGACGACGCCGCCAAGCTGACAGTGCTTGGTGCGACCGGCACATTGCGTGATGCGGTCACGCTGATCAACGCGCAGCTCGGCGAGTTCCAGGTGGCCGCCAAGGTCGTGGTCGTGCGCGTCGAAGACGGTGCCGATACCGATGCGACCATCGCCAATATCGTCGGCGACGGCGTCTCGACCGGTCTGCAGGCGTTCATCACCGCGGGTCCAGAGCTTGGTATCATCCCGCGCCTCATCTGTGCCCCGGGTTTTACCAGCCAGCGCGGTGTCAGCGAGGCCAACCCGGTCTGCGCAGCACTGCCCGCGATCTGCGAAAAGCTTCTGGCGCATGCGGTCGTCGATGGCCCCGCCACCACCGAGCAGGATGCCATCGATTGGCGAGAGACGATTGCCTCGCAGCGCCTGATCCCGGTCGACCCTGCAGTGAAGGTGTTTGACGGTGGGGTGAGTGTCGTTCAGCCGCTGTCGCCCGCGGTGATCGGCATCGGCGTGCGCCGAGACCATGAAAAGCAGGGCCGCCCGTTCCACAGCTGGGCGAACCAGCCGGTGCAGGGCTTTGTGGGCCCGTCGCGCCCGATCAACTTCTCTCTCACCGACGGCGCAACGGAGGCGCAGCGACTGCTGGCTGCCAACATCGGCGTGCTGCTGCGCGGTGAAATGGGCGTCGAAAGCGCGATCGGTCAGGGCGGGTTCATCTTCGTTGGCACCGACAATGCAGGCGAGGATGATCTCTGGCGGTTCTACAATGTCACCCGCGGGCGCGACTTCATCCACCTGATGCTGCTGCGCACCCTGCGGTTCTATCTCGGGCGCTTCAACATCACGGGCCAGACCATCCAGGCGATCCTGAACACGATGGAAACCGGCCTGCGCAATCTCAAGGCCGATGGCGATATCCTTGGCTTCGAGATGAAGTTCACGCGCGATCAGAACACGCCCGAGGAGCTGCGTCAGGGCCGCTTCACGGTCAGCTTTGCCGCCGAAGAGGCGCCAGTGCTGCGCTATCTCGGCATCCAGTCCGCGCGTTACCGCCCGGCGCTTGATGCGCTGCTCGACGATCTGCTCGCGCAGGTTGGCACCATCACCGGCTGATCCCGCCACATCAAGGACTGGCTGACCCGCCCACATCAAGGAGACGCTCCCATGAGCAATATTTACGTGATGGAGGCCGCAAACCTATTTTGCGGCGATGAGAACCCCACGGCCTCCAAGCACCTGACGCTGACCGAGTTGCAGCTGCCCAACCTGCAGGAAATCACCCAAGACCATCATCCCGGCGGCTCGCGCGTGCAGATCGAGGTGGCCCTCGGCATCCAGAAACTCGAGGCCAGTTTCAAGCTGGCGGGGTGGGATCCGGACCTGCTGACGCAGTTTGGTCTTGGGGCCACCGCACGCAAGAAGTTCACCGCCTACGGTTCGGTGCGCGACAAGCGCAACGGTGTGGCCATTGAGGCCAAGGCGGTGCTGGAGGGGCGTCTGGGCACGGCCAATCCGGAGGCGTTCCAGCGCGGCGAGTTGCAGGGCTTTGATTACGCCATCAACGAAATCCTGCATTACGAGCTCTATTTTGAGGGGGCTGAGAAGTATTACTGGGATTTCTTCACCACCGACTGGCGCGTCAACGGCAAATCGCAAAATGCAGACGAG